GCACGCCCACCAAGACTCGATAAACCAAAAACAATGCAGTCTTCAACTTCACCATGATGTTTTTTAAGATCATATAAATACTCTCTCCTTATTTGTGCGTACGTCGCCGGTATGTTTGCATTTAAGTATGCCATTATTTAATTTCACCCCAGTTAGCCCCCTTTTCATAATCAACCTTGTTAGGGACTTTTAATTCAACAGCAGATTCCATAATCTTAATTATTTCTTCTGCTTTAACATCAGATTCAACAGAGATATCTACCTCATCATGAATTTGTATGTGCGGTATTATACCATTTTCATACAAAGCTACCATAGATTTTTTTGTCATATCTGCTGCGCTTCCTTGTATTAATTTGTTTAAAGCCTTGTAAGTAAACGCTCTTTTTAATGGCTCATCATATTCTTTTCTTGCCATTTCTAATGGTAATGGTTTGAACACACCAAACTGAACAGGTTGCCATAAATCAAAATGACAGGCCCTACCAAGTAAAGTTCTAATCTTACCTCTATCATTTGCTTTACGAGATACATTGTCCATAAGTTTTTTTACAAATGGTGCTTTAGAATGATATTGTCTAATTAGTTTCTCTGCTGACTCTTTCATTAAACCTAGTTCAGCCATCAATTTATTTTTACCCATACCATACATTAAACCTAAATTAATTGTCTTGGCTTGTTTACGTTCTATGCCTGCCATATCTGCAACAACCTGGTGGAAGTCTGCATCACCGGCATTGTATGCATCTACAATTTCATCAACTCCTTCTAAATTTTGTAATTTAGCATAGTGAACTAATATTCTTGGTTCTTGTTGTGAGTAATCAAATGATCCCCATATATGTTTATCCTCTGGAATAAATATAGATCTAATCATTGGACCAAGTTCAGGATGTCTTGCAGGTATCTGCTGTAAGTTTGGATTACTCATAGAGAATCTACCTGTAACTGTACCACCTTGATCTGATCGTATTTGATTTATGTCTGCATGTATTCTACCATTGACTGCATGTTTAGTTATAGAATCTATGAATGTAGTGTGAGCTTTGTTTAACTCTCTTGCTTCAGCAATTGATTTTGCTAATTCATGTGGATGATTCTGTAAAAAGTTTTTTGTAAAGCTTGGTTCTTTACTTTTTTCAGTTCTATCATACGGAAGTTTTAACTTATCAAAGGCTTTTGCTATAGACCTGGCTGCCATAATTTCTACGTCAACACCAGTTAATTTTTTTATTTTTTGTATTATTTTCTCTTCCCTTTTAATTAAATTTTGTTTAATATTTTGTGCTTTTTCTAAATCAACTCTGACACCTTTAAATCTCATATCAACTAAACAAGGGAATAATTTAGTTTCTAAATTAAATATGTCCATTAATTCTTGATTATAAAGTTCTACTTTTAATCTTTGCCAAAGTTTTAATGTTGCTTCTGCATCACGTTCTGCATATTGTCCTACAAACATTGGTGGCAATCTCCACATATCTGCTTTAGCATTTAATCCATATTCTTTTGCAGCTTCTATTAATATCTTTTCATCTTTACCTATACCCACATAAAATTTAGAAAGAGTATTTAATTGGTATGACATTCTGTTTTCATCAATCAAAGATGCTGCTATCATAGTGTCCATTATGGGTCCTTTAATGGTCAGTCCTACTGACCTTAACCAGCAAATATCATACATAGCATTGTGAAAAATGAAGGTTGTATCCTCTTGTTTAAACAAGTCTTTTAGCCAATCAAACACTAGATTTTTAT